GAGATGCTGCCCCCCGGCGACCCGTCGATCCGCTACACGAAGGGCGCCAACACGGCGGTGATCTTCGGGCGTGAGGTCGACGTGCTCGGCGCCAACGACGTAAGCGCCGAGTCCCGCATCCGTGGTGCGACGATCGCCGGCGCCTACATCGACGAGGCGACACTCCTCCCCGGCGAGGGCTACTGGTCGCAGCTCCTCAACCGTGCCCGCGTGCCCGGGGCGCGCCTGTTCGCCACCACGAACCCCGACGGGCCGATGCACTGGTTCAAGACCACCGTGATCGACCGCGCCGAGGAGCTCGGCTACACGACGACGCACTTCGTGTTGGAAGACAACCCGGGCCTCACCGACGAGTACGTCGCCCAGGTGAAGGCCGAGAATGTGGGCCTCTGGTACAAGCGCAACATCCTCGGTCTCTGGGTGCTCGCCGAAGGCACCATCTGGGACATGTGGGCCCCGGAGCGCCACCTCGTCGACGACCTGCCCGACATGCACCGCGTCATGCTCGCCGTCGACTACGGCACGGCGGGCGTGTTCGCTGCGCTCCTGCTCGGCGTGGGGCGCGTCGAGGGGCGTGAGCGCCTGTACGTGGCCCGCGAGTGGCGCTGGGATGCGAAGGCGAACCGGCGCCAGCTCACTGACGCCGAGTACAGCGCACGCCTGCGCGCCCAGGTGGACACGTGGGCCGAGGAGATCCCCGCCGCCTATGAGCTCGACCGGGTGCACGTCGACCCGTCGGCGTCGTCGTTCATCACCCAGCTACACCGCGACGGGTGGGAGCGGGTGCGCGGTGCCGACAACGACGTCGGCGACGGCATCCGCGAGGTGGCGACCCTGTTCGGTGCCGACCGCCTGCTCGTGCACTCGTCGTGCGAGGGGCTCGCCAAGGAGATCCCCGGCTACGTGTGGGACGCCAAGGCGTCGCTCCGTGGCGAGGACAAGCCGGTGAAGGCCAACGACCACTCGTGCGATGCGATGCGCTACGGGGTGCGCGGTGCCCGCCGGTGGTGGCGTGGCTGGGTCGGGGGCCGCGCCGTCGCGCTCGATGAGGCCGCCTGAGCGCGCCCCACCCGGCGCGCATGGTGGCAGGCGTGCCGTTGCCAACTGACACCTCAACCGTCTGGCCGCCCCCGGACCTCGGGCGCATCACCGCCGACCTCCTCGAAGCGGATGCGTGGTGGTCCGGTGACCAGGCACGCCTCGCCGCCCTGTACGGGCGCCAGGCCGCTGCCCCCAACGGGCGCCGCTCGTTCTGGTCGCGCTCCACCACCAGCACGAAGCCCACCGACCGGGTGCACGTCCCCATCGCCGCCGACATCGCATCAGTCGGCGCCGACCTGCTCTTCGGCGAGGACATCCGCGCCGTCATCGACGACGCCCACGGCGAGACGCCCGACCCGATGGCGCAGGCCACCGAGGCCCGCCTCGTCGAGTTGCTCAACCTCGCTCAGGTGCAGACCACGCTCCTCGAAGGCGCCGAGATCAGCGGCGGCACCGGTGGCGTGTACCTGCGCGCTATGTGGGATCCGATGTACCGCAAGCACCCGTTCCTCTCGGTGGTGCGCTCGGATCGCGCCGTGCCGGAATGGCGGTGGGGCGACCTCGCTGCGGTGACGTTCTGGAAGGTGGTGGCCACCGACGGCGAGACCGTGTGGCGTCACCTGGAACGCTATGAGCCGGGTTGGATCTACCACGGCCTCTACGCCGGCGACAAGGAGCGCCTCGGCGCACGCATGGCGCTCGACAAGCTGGCCGCGACCGCCAGCCTTGATGACGAGGTGAACCTGACCGCCCTACTCGGCGTGCCCGACCTGTTGCTCGCCCGCTACGTGCCGAACGCCAGGCCGAACCGTCGCCACCCGGGAACGCCGTTCGGCCGGCAGGACACGCAGGGGCTTGAATCCCTCATGGATTCGCTCGACGAGGCCGCCACCGCGCTGGCCCGTGACGTGCGCCTCGGGAAGTCGCGCATCATCGTCCCCGACCAGTTCCTCGACCGGTCGGGGCGCGGGAACGGTGCCGTGTTCGACGCCGACCGCGAGATCTTCTCCCCGTTGGAGATGGACCCGTCCGATGCGGCGAACGCCGGGATCACGCCCGTTCAGCCCGAGATCCGCACCCAAGCCCACGCCGACGCCATGAACCAGTACATGCGCCTCATCGTGTCTGGTGCCGGCTACTCGCCGCAGACGTTCGGCCTCGTCGACGGTGCCGCCGCCGTGACCGCCACAGAGGTGCGGGCCCGTGAGGCCGACACGCTGCGCACCACCGCCCGCAAGCAGCGGTACTGGGAGCCGAACCTCACCGACCTGTTTGAGATGCTCCTCATCATCGACGCCCGCGTGTTCGGCTCCAGCGTCACGCCGATGCGCCCGTCGGTGTCCTTCCCGCCGCTGGCATCGGAGGATCCCGCCACCCTCGCCGCCACCCTCACGGCGCTCCGCAACGCGCAGGCCACCAGCATCGAAACCCGGGTGCGCATGGCCCAACCCGGCCTCGACGCCGACGCCGTACAGGCCGAGGTGGAGCGCATCAAGGCCGAAGAGGGCATCGTCACCGACCCAACCGGCGGGTTCGTGTGAGGGCGCGGGTTCGCTACGACGGCGAGGGTGCCGCGTACCGCGAGCACGCCGTCCCGAGCAGGTGCGGGAAGCTGGCTTACGCCACGATGAAGCGGGCCAAGGAGGCCGCGGCGATCGCACGGCGTGACACCGGCGACGACATCCGGGCGTATCACTGCTGGTCGCCGTGCCACGCGTTCCACATCGGCCACCCGCCTGCGCCCTACGACTACGACGCGGAGCGGGCACGTGCTCGGCAAGCTGGCTGACCTCGCCGTAGCCGTCGTCTGGCGGCCGGTGGCGTGGGATGTGCCACTCACCGCGCCGTGGGGCGACAGGCGCGTGTTCAGCGGCCGATGGTCCGACCAGGCGCGCCGCTGGGTGCGGTACTGAGATGCCCGCCGAAGCGGACCCGGACCTGGCGCTGCGCACCGCCAAGACGGTCGCCGACATCTACGGGCAGGCGGTGGCGGACCTGCTCAAGCTGGTGGCCTCCCGTCTGGCCCGGGGCATCGACGAACCGGGCTGGGCTGAGCGCAAGCTCACCGACATGGTCGGGCTGCGCACCGAGGCCGCCGACGTGGTGGCGCGCCTGCAGGTGTTCGGCCCCGAGGCGATCAACCTCGCCGTCGAACGGGGCTACGAGGTGGGCGCCCGTGCCGGCGCCGCCGAGGTGGCCGTGAAGCTTGCACCCGCAACGAACACGCTGGCCGTGCAGGCGTTGGCCGCCGAGACCGTGGCCGCCATCACCGACACGCATGGCGGCATCCTGCGCCAGATCGACGACATCTACCGCCAGGTCGTCGCCGAGACCGCGGCGCAGACCGTCACCGGGGCACGCACCCGCCTGGCCGCGGCGCAGAACGCCCTCAACCACTTCGCCGACCGTGGCATCGTCACGTTCCGCGACACGGCGGGGCGACGGTGGGCGCTGGAGTCTTACGCCGAGATGGCGACCCGCACGGCGGTGGGCCGCGCCCAGGTGGCCGGGACCCTCGATCGCTTCACCGACGCCGGGCGCGACCTCGTGATCGTGTCCGACGCCCCCCAGGAGTGCAAGGCGTGTAGGCCGTGGGAGGGCAAGGTCTTGTCGATCAGCGGCGCCACCGAGCGGGGCACGCGGGTGGTGGGCGGGGACGGGCATCGCTTCACGGTGGCCGGATCGGTGGCTCAGGCGCAGCGTGCGGGCCTGCAGCACCCCAACTGCCGCCACCGCCTCGGCGCGTTCGTGCCGGGCCTCACGGGGCGCATGACCGACACCGAGGACCCGAGCGGCGACCGGGCGCGCCAGGAGCAACGACGGCTCGAGCGGGGCGTGCGCCACTGGAAGCAACGGGCCGCCGCCGCCCTCGACGACGACGCCCGCAAGGCGTCCGAACGCAAGGCCAAGGAGTGGCAGCGGCGCCTCGCCGACCACGTCCAGGCCAACGACCTGCAGCGACGCCGGGAGCGGGAACGCCTCGGCCCTCGATGACCACTACCTACCCACCATGAAAGGTGACACCGATGACGATGACCGACCCCAACCCCGTGACCGAAGAGGCCGAGCCGGAGGCCGAAGGCGCCCCCGCTCCCGAGGCGACCGCGCCCGAGGTCACCATGACCCAGGCAGACCTCGACGCCCTGATCGCCAAGCGCCTCGACCGTGAGCGCAAGAAGTGGGACACCGACGCCCAGGCGGCCAGCGAGCGGGCCAAGCTCGACGAGGTCGACCGGCTCAAGGCCGAGAAGGCCGACAGCGACAACGCCGTCGCCGAGGCCAAGCGCGAGGCCCTGTCGATCCGGGTGGAGACCACCGCCGAGCGGCTCGCCCTCAAGGCCGGCGTGAAGCCTGACCGCGTCGAACGGTTCCTGCGCAACGTCGACCTCTCCGACCTCGACGAGCTCACCGAGGACGGCAAGCCGAACCAGGCCGCCCTCACCAAGCTCATCGGCGACACCCTCGCCGACGTGCCCGAGTTCCGGGGCCAGACGGCCGCCGGCGCATCGGGCGCCGAGTTCGGTGGCGACCCGGCGAAGAAGGTCTGGACCCGCGCCGAGATCGCCAAGCTGTCCGCCGACGACTACGCCAAGCACGAGACCGAGATCCTCGCCCAGCTACAGGGGCCGGGGATCAACTAGCCGACGGGCTTCGTACGGGCCCTCACGGGCATCGCCGACGGGCGTGAAACGGGGCCTACGGGCCGGAGGACCAGCCAGGCACTCGCTGGCACCCACCACGAACCCGTGAGGAAACCCCGCTATGAGCATCGACTCGTTCGTCCCCGAGGTGTGGTCCAAGTCGCTCCTCTCGTCCCTCAAGAAGTCGCTCGTGATCGCCGCCCCCGGCGTCGTGAACCGTGACTACGAAGGCGAGATCAACGACCAGGGCGACACCGTCCGCATCAACTCCATCAGCCGCCCGACCGTGGCCGCCTACGTCAAGGGCACCACGTCGATCGTCCCCGAGCAGCTCACCACCGCGCAGCGTTCGCTCGTGGTCGATCAGGCGTACTACTTCGCCTTTGAGGTCGACGACGTGGACGCCCGCCAGGCCGCCGGCAACGTGATCCCCGAGGCGATGGCTGAGGCCGCCTACTCGCTGGCCGACACCGCCGACACCTACGTCGAGACCCTGCTGCGTGCCGGCGTCGCCTCCGGCAACGCCCTCGGTGCCGTGCAGGTCGACGGTGCCGCCGACGTGTACGACCTCCTGCTCATCCCGCTCAAGGTGAAGCTCGACGAGGCCAACGTCCCCACCCAGGGCCGCTACTGCCTCATCCCCCCGTGGGTGCACGGTCGCCTCCTCGGTGACTCCCGCTTCATCGACGCCTCGGCCTCGACGCTCTCCGACGCCCTGTCCAACGGCACCGTCGGCCGGGCCGCCGGCTTCGAGCTGCGGGTGTCCAACAACCTGCCCCTCGTCACCGGTGACGACTACTCGGTGATCGCCGGCCACCCGTCGGCCTGCTCCTACGCCGAGCAGATCAACAAGACCGAGGCGTACCGCCCCGAGGACTCGTTCAGCGACGCCGTGAAGGGCCTGCACCTCTACGGCGCCAAGGTCGTCCGTCCCGACGCCCTCGCCACCGCGCTGGCCTCCAAGACCTGAGCCCCATGACCCCCGGCCCCTAGTGGGTCGGGGGTCGGCTCGTTCGCCCTGCCCCGTACCCCTCCGTCCCGAAAGGACACCCCGTCATGGCTCGTACCGCCGTCACCGTCACCACCCTCTCCGGCACCGCCGAGACCGCCGAACCGGCGGGCACCACCGCCGACCCGACCAACGACCACGTGATCTCCGGCGTCCCGCTGGAAGAGCTCATCGTTCGCCTGGCGAACACCAACGGCTCGGACCGTGTGGCCACCATCGTGGCCGGCGACAACCCCCCGGCGTTCGCCGCCGGCCAGGGGAACCTCGCCATCACTGTGGCCGCCACCTCCGGCGTCGAGTGGATCGGCCCGTTCGATTCCAGCCGGTTCGCCCAGTCCAACGGCGACCTGCACATCGACCTCGCCAGTTCGTTCGCCGGCACGGTCACCGCCTACCGCATCCCGCGGGTCTGAGATGGGTCCTGTTCCTGGCCGCGGCGGACAACGCATGACCACGGTCACCGTCCGCTACGAGGGCGGCTCCGAGTCGCTGGTCGACGTGCCCCCCGAAGGCACGCCGGCCCGCGCCTTGTTCGACCAGTCCGTTGCGTGCGGCCGGTACACGATCCTCGACGACCCGGAGACGGCCCCTGTGGCCGCCCCTGACGTCGACGACGATCGCCCGGCCCACGCAGCGGCCAAGGCCGAATGGGTGGCCTACGCGGCCACGCAGGGCGCCACAGAGGACGAGCTGGCCGAGGCCACCAAGGCCCAACTCATCGAGCAGTACGGGGCCTGACGTGTTCTGGCTGCCACGGGTGCGTGCGATGCGGTCCCTTGCGGGCCGTGTCGCCGCGCCCTGGCGGTCAAGCGAGCAGGTCGTCGATGCGGGCCAGCACGGCCCGACGATCGGCATGGAAGTACTCGTCGTCCACCAGGCGGCGAAGCCTGGCCAACTCGGCGCGTGTCCAACGCGTAGCCGACTGGTCGAACACTACGGCCACCGCTATGGCCGGATCATCAGGCACACCCGGGAGGCTACGTCGTGACCGTGTCCTACGCCACGCCTGCCGAGGTGTCCGACTGGCTGGGAGACGTCACCGTCCCCGCCGACCTGACCCGCCTCATCAAGCGTGCATCCGAGCTCATCGACGCCAAGGTGCGGGCCACGTACCCCGTCGACACCACCGGCGCCCCGACCGACACCGTCGTCGAGGACGCCCTGCGCGACGCCGTGTGCGCCCAGATCGAGCAGTGGTGCGAGGTCGACGAATCCAACTCGATCGACGGGCTCGCCGGCGGGCAGATCAGCGTCGACGGCTACAGCGGCAAGCGCGCCCCCGACCTGGCGCCCCGCGCCTACCACATCCTCAAGGTGCACGGCCTACTCGGCCCGGTGCCAGTCGCCACGAGCGCCACGCCCGAGTGGGGGGTCTGGTGATGCCGATTCCCACCGCCACCCTGCCGCACACCATCACGATCGAGCCATACGAGGGCGACACCGCCGAGGGGCCCAGCTACGGGACGGCCACCACCGTGCGGGCGAGGGTCGTCGCCAAGCGCCGCATGGTGCGCACCGGCAACGGTGCCGACGTGTCCGCCTCGGCCACGATCACTGTGCGCCCCGGCGTCACCGTGCCCGCCGAGTCCAAGGTCACCCACGGCGATCGGACGTACACGGTGCTCGACGCCGCCAACGGCCACGAACTGCGCGGCACCCACTCGTGGCAGCTCCTGTGCGACGGGCCGCGGGGGGCGACGGCATGAGGACCGACGACGCCGCCCTACGCCGCCTACATGAGGCCACCCTCGCCGCGCTGTCCGACGCCGGCGAGTTCCTGCTCGAAGAGGCGAACCGCACCGCACCCATCGAGGAGGGCACCCTGATCGGCTCGGGCATGGTCACCGTCGACCGTGCCCGGGCCAAGGCCATCGTCTCCTACGACACCCCGTACGCCGTCCGCCAACACGAGGACACCCGCCTGCGCCACACGAACGGCCGCCGGGCCAAGTGGCTCGAGCACACCGGCCGCGAGCAGTCCGCCCGCATCGGGGCGTTCCTCGCCGATCGCATCCGCCAGGCGTCCCGGTGATCGCCGCCGCCGTCGGCAAGTACCTGGGCGACGAGGTCACGGGGCTCACCTACTCGGCGACGACCACCGGCGGCAACGTGTTCGTCGGGTGGATGCCGTCGACCCCCGACATCGCCGTCGGCGTCATGCCCGCCGGTGGCGTCCCGAATCGCACCCTGCAGCCCTGGGACACGCCCGTCGTGCAGATCATCGTCCGGGGCGCACCGAGGGTGCAGCGGGCGTCCTACGACCTCGCACGGGCCGTGTACGACGCCCTCGCCGGGCTCGACAACACGACCCTCGACGCAGCGGGCGACGACGAGGTCTTTGTCATCGGCTGCACCCCCGTCCAATCCGACGCGGTGCCGCTCGGCGTCGACGACAACGACCGCCCCGAGTGGTCTTTGAACTTTGAGATTCAGGTCCACGCACCCACCACCAACCGGCCCGCCCACGCCTAAGGAGCACCATGGCCACCACCAAGATCCTCGCCCGCGACTACGACTTCCACCTCAACACCGGGACCGTCGGCGT